CGGACGGTCGCGCTGATCTCGATGCCCTCGCGCCGGCCGATTTCCTTAACGTGCAAGATTTGCCACGCCGCGCCGTCGAAGGTGAGCCGGTCCTTCGGGTTAAGGTCAGCGACCGTTGCCGAGTATCGGATGACAAACCGGGCCGAAGCCGTCGCCGCCGTCTCGCCCGCCCGGAACCGCTCGCCGTCGCTGATCGGCTCATAGGATGCCCAGCGTGTTGCCAGAGCGCCCCAGGCTTTCACCGGCTCGTTGAACTGATCCACGGTCTCGGTGAACCGCTCCAGCGTGATCCGGCGGTCCATTTTGCCCGCCGCGAGCGCCATGATTTAGAGCGCCACGCCAGAGGGCTGGATGTTGACGGCGAGAACCGAAGTGCTTTTCGCGATGCCCACGATGCACGAATATTCACCCGTGCCGATGTCCGGCAGGGGACACAAACCGCCCGGCGTGTCCGACAGAAAGTAGGGGATGCCCGCCGTCATCGTTCCGCCGATGGTGATGTCGCCGCCCTTCTGGACGGACAGCGGTTGGCCGTTCGACGCGCCGTTCAGCGCAATGCCGTTCGGAACGCGAAGGGCTGCCGCGCCGTTGGCGTCGGCCAGCTTGTATTTCATGTCCGAGGTGTCGAGGTAGACCAGTTGCCCGGCGGTGATGGTCGCGCCGGCGGTGCCGGATTCGCGAACGGCATCAGAACCGGGAACCACGTTGGCGGCGGTGATTGAAATGTCGGCCATGCGGCGCTCCTTCGGTTAGGTTGTGAGTTCAGACCCCGACGCGCCGGTAAGGGCGGATCAGGGCGTCAACGGCCATCGGCACGTCATACATCTGGCCAGGGGCGACCGCCTCGCGGTTGGCATACCAGTGCCCGACCATCAGAAGGATCGCGTGTTTAATCGGCGCGGGAACCGCACTGTCGGCAACGCCGGCAACATAGGTCACCGAGATCGCATCCCGGCGCGAATAGACAGACGGAAAGGTCTGGTCCGGCTTCAGCGCCAGATATGCCCCGAACTCGTCTGCGAACAGGCCATAGACCGTGCCGGCCAGCGTCTGGACGGCATTGTCCGCGTCGTAATAGGTGACGCTGGTAATCGATGCGACCGGCCCGACCGCCAACCGCAGCGGGTCCGAAAATGACTCCAGATCCTGCCGCCAAGTCTGGGTGACCAGCGCCCGCCCGAGGACGCCCGTGTAACCGTCCAGATGTGCCGTGGCCGCCGAGATCAGCAGGCCGATCAGCGTGTCGTCGTCGCTATGATCGACGCGGCACTGTGACTTTGCTTCCGTCAGCGTGACGGGGTTTGTCGCTGGGGCAGTAGTGCGAACCGGGGACAGCATCAGAAATCCCTCGCCGCGCTGATAATGCGCTCCAGCACCGACCGGGCGTCACATTGAACCGTCTGGCCGTTCGTCAAATCGAACGAGAACACGCCAAAATCGTCCAGCGACACGGCTTTGATCGTCGCGCCGGGTTCGCCGCGGTCGCCCTTGTCACCCTTGTCGCCGCGTTCACCCGGCGCCCCGCGCTTGCCTTGGGCCGACATCAGTTGCCAGCCTTCGCCGGGGCACTGGCCGGGGTTGTCGATCTTGGCCACAAACGCGGCGCCGTTCAGGGCCACGACATCGAGGGCCTGATATTCGTTATCGGTCGCCCAGGTTCCGCGGATGACCATGCCGGGCGCATCCCGGCCATCAGCGCCGCGCTCGGCAATGCAAGCCCAGTCGTCCGATCCCGGTTCGTTGCCGGTGTCTGTCAGGGCCTGCCAAGTCTGGCCGGCATAGGTGACAACGTCGCCTTCGTAATGAACCTCGGCCGCCCATGCCTTCACGTTTGGCAGCATCCCAACAGGGCCGCGTTCGCCACGTTCGCCCGGCTCTCCTTTGTCACCGCGCTCGCCGTCCGTCAGTTTCTCCAGCCGGGCCGTGATAGCGGCGTCAAGGGCGTTAAGGCGCGCTTCCGATTCCGCAGCCTTCGCGCTTGCCGTTGCCATAATGGCCTCGGCCTGGGCTTTCAGCAGATCAAGTTCTCCCCGAGCGCGGGAGATGACCTGACCGAGCGAACGCTCCAGCGCCTCAGTGTAAGAGGGCGAAGGCATTGATGCGCTCGGAGATTGCCTCGGGAGAGTCTGCGCTCTGGTCATCCTGCTGATTTTCCTCGGGGGCGACGGGCGCGCTTGCGGCAGGCTCCGGCGGTTTCATTTCGCTGCCGTAACTCAACGGGACGACCTGCTGCTGGACGCGCGGCATAGCGCCGTGACCGCCCTCGACAGCCGGCAAGTCTTCGGACGCGCGGGCTTCGTCTGGGCTGTAGATGCCACTGATGACGCCACGGGCCAGACCCTCCATGCGCTCGCGGTAGGCGCTGCGGAGAAGGGCTCGGGTGTCAAACTCAAGATATTCGTCCGGCAGGCCACGCAGGCCAAACAGCTGGCCGAACGCTTCCTCGATGTGGTTCAGCGCAAAGCCCAGACCGGAGGCGATCCAGGATTGCATCAACAGTTCGGTCGAGGCGAAGGCGGTCCCGCCGAGGCCGAGAACTTGAAGCGGGAGGCGGAACGCGAGCGCGACGCTCTGATCCGACATCTTCAGCATCTCAGCCAGTTGGCCGTCCTGCGGCGAGATGCTTACCGGCTTGGCCTTCAGGCCCCAGGTCAGGATCGGGGTGCCGCCCGCGTTGTCGCCTTGGGTCTGCTCATTCCAGCGAGCCCGCAGAGCGTCGGTTTGTTCCTTCGTCAGCTTCTCGTCCGTCTCCAGCATGAAGGACGGGCGGGCCTGATTCAGATAGAACGCCACTTGCTGATTGAGCGCCGCGCCGGCCATCGCGCGGTCGAGAACCGTGGACAGGATCGGGCTTTCACCCTTTAGCGGGTGGCGCGGCGTGTGAAGGCGCAGATGCAGGACATCGCGCGCCGGAATCGGGTTGCTCAGATCGAAGCGCAGATCGACAATGTCGTTGCCGCTCAGGTCATAGAAAATCGTGCCGTCAACCGCGAGGCGCGGGACGCCGAACTGCATCAGGTGAAGTTCGGTGATCTCGCCGCGATTGTTGCGGATGGCCAGCGCGAACGTCTCGCCCTTTTCGTAAAGGCGGCGGGTCAGGTTTAGCATCAGGTCCGAGATGGACTGATAATCGTTCGGGCGCTTCAGGATGCGGCTCAGGGCCGAGTTGACGACGCGCTGACGCCCGCCGTTCTCCAGCTTGCGCCAGTGGTCGCCCGGACACATGGCCACGGTCTGCGAATAGGCCGAGACACACGCCTCGACCATCGCGCCGCTCTCGCCGTAGGGGCTGGGCGAGTAGCCCATCTGCCACCAATTCATGAACCGGCCAGCGACGGACGTGAGCAGGCCATCGCTCAGGGCATACGGGCCGGGGCGATACTCGCCCTCGGACGCCTTGCTCTTTCCGCCTAGCCAGACCGGGAGGCGCAAGTCAGCCGGCCTTCGATTCGCGGATCTTGTAACCGCCAGCCTTGGCCGCCGGCTTCATGTCGCGGGCCTTGCCGCGCTCTTCGGCCAGATCGACGCCACGCGAGGACGGCACACCGTTCCGATAGGCCACCGGGCCGGACTTGTGGCGCAGCAGGCCAGCCGCGTCGGAGATGACCTCGCGCGGATTGACGGCTTGGCCGCTTTCCAGAACATACCAGGTCTCGCGCATCGCTATCCTCCAGCCTATGAAACGAAAAGGGGCGACCCGAAGGCCGCCCCAGATCATCAGTCCTCGACCACGATGTGGAACGCGCCGACCTTGGCGTTGCCGCCCTGGGCCAGAACGATCTTGACGCGGTCGCCAGCGCCGAGACGGATCAGGTCATTCACGGCGGTGCCGGCAGCGGCATAAAGAGCGGCCACGCCAGCGTTCGAGTGCGTCGGAGCGCGGGGATAGCAATAGTCCGTCGCGTTGACGTTGGACTCAGTCCAGATGGTTTCACCCGTGCCGTCGGACGTGATCGTGAAGTCCACGCCGTCAGCATAATCGGTCTTGATGTAGTGGATCGCGGCGATCTTGCCGCCACGGATAAGCGAAGGCGAGTAGGCGGTAGCGGAACCGTCCGCTGCGGTAGTGACGGACACAACGTGTCTGCGGATTCCCATGGCTTTGAGCCTTTCAGATGCAGGAAAAAGGGGTGGGGCGGCCTAAGCCGCCCCTGTGGGTCAGTAGCTGGTGCCGTTGATCCACTGAACAACGCCGGTCCGGCGCATGGTCCAGCTAACGTCCAGCACCATGCGGACACCCATCGAGTTGGTCTGCCAGAGCGAGCGAACCGGATCAGCCGTGGTCGGGCCGGTGCCGCTGACGATCTCGAGAGGCGTGGTGTCCTCCATGTGGATCGTGGCTTGCTCGGACACGTCGAACGCGGGGTTGCCGCCAGCGGCCACGAAGTCGGAGTTGCGGAGTGCAACAAGACGCCCGGCGGTGGCCGAGGTGGACTCGATGATGGTGACGCGGTCGCGGATACGCTGGAACCAGTTCGGATCACCGACCGGGCCTTCCATCAGGGACAGGGCGAGGCCCTGAGCCGGATTGATGACGACCGTGATGTTGTCGGCGGCGTTGGCCGTGAAGAACGGCTGGAGCAGGGCTTGGAAGTCGGCACGGACGGCGGCGTAGTCACCACCGGCATAACCGGCAGCAGCAGCCGACACGCCGTTCAGGAGGCCGGCAGGGCGCGAGGTGCTGGAAGCGGTGGCGTCGAGCAGGATCGGGTCCAGGGCGGCGGCGGTGTCTTCGAGGATCGCTTGGCGCACGATGGCCTCGATGGCCGGGGTCGAGCGGTTGGCCAGTTCCTTCGAGAACGCGACAATGACGCCCATTTTCTTCGGGGTCAGGGTAGCGGCAGCCGTGGTAATGCGCCCGACCTTGATGGGCGAGCCTTCACCGACGAAACCACCGGCAGCGCCGCCAGCGGTGCGGCTGGGCAGCTTGATCTCGCCGTAGCGGTCGAAAGCCAGCGACAGACCGCGACCGGCGAGGGCCGGATAGATCGAGAACGGCTGGAGGGCGTT